GGCCGACAGATCGTGGTCGATATAGGACGAGGCGATGCCGTCCTGTTCGCGGCTCCACGGCATCACGAGCTCGGTGGCCGGGTCGTCCTCCAGCCAGGCAAAGGTATATTTCCCCTCCGCCGTCTCGCGGACCTCGAGCCCGGCCGAGTCCAGCATCTCGAGAACGATGTCCGTGGTGAGCGGGCCTTCCCATCCGCCGGAGAGCGTGCAGCGCGGCGCGGTGCCGCCGACGACAGGAACAAGCGCATCGGCCTCGTCGGCACGATCAGCGATGTCGGCCCAGTCGAGCATGACGTTCGACCAGCCCGGCAACCGGCTGATCCAGTGCGCGCACCAAAGGACGCCGTTGCGCGTCCATGCGGTCTCGTCGGTGCGCGGGTCATAGGCGCGGCCGACTCGGGCCAGTATCTTCACCGGCTTCACGCCGCCGGTCAGCAAGCGCGGAAACCGCTTGTTGCCGGTGCCGGGATTGATAAACGTCAGCAGCGTCTGGCCGATGCCGGCGACACGATGGTCGTCCGTCCACAAGGTGGGGAAGTCTGCCTTCAGCTCATCCCACGCGGTTTCCGTGCCGTCTCCAGCCTTCGTGCGCAGATAGAGGTTCGACCCGGAGACTTTGGTAAAGGGCGGGCTGGAAACCGCCCCATCCTCCTCGACCGTGATGGAGCGGCCGTCGTAGAAGTATTCTTCCACGGCGTCGATTGGGCCGAAGCAATGCAGAACCAGCCGATGGATGTTGTAGCCGGCCGTGTTGCCGAACCCGATCTTTCCTTCCATCATCACCCGGCCGAAGGCGTAGCGGCCGTGGCCTTCTGCACCCTTCGAGGTGTTTTTCAGCGTGTTGGGATCGGCCGCCGGCTGGCGCGCCAAAGCGTAGCTGGCCGCCTGCAAACCGATGTAGGCGCCCGCGAGCGCAATGTTGCCGAGAAAGGCTGCACTCACGGTAGGAAGCAAGCCGCCAAGGCCAAGCGACAGAAACCCGCCAATGATAATGCTACCGATCGACACGGGATCGGCATGGGCATGCACAGTCATTGCCAGCAGAGAACCGCCGGCCAGAAGCACAGTCTTCATCTTCATGTCAGACCTGCCAGACCTTGATCAGCAGAGGGATTTCCCGGACCTCGCCCTCGACGCGGCGCATGGTGATGTTCGGAACATAGTGGGTGCGGGTTCCCTTCTCGGCACGGCGCATGATGGTCTGCCCGAGTAGAAAAATGCCGCCGACCGGGCCCTGCGCGGTCTGGATGACACCGACATCGCCGATCTGCGGCACCCCGACGCGCACCTTCAGGCCGAGTTGGGCCGCGATGTGGTTCCAAATGTTGACGAGACCGCCCCACGCTTCGATCTGCTCATGCGCTTCTTCCTTGGTAGAGTAGTCGGGCCAATCGAACGTCTTGCCCGTCATCTCGGAAACCCAACGGGCAGGTAGCATCGAGCAGTCATCGACGCCCCACTCACACGGCTTACACTTCAACTCTTCGGCCATGGCGCGGAGCCGATCACCACGCTCTCGGATTTCTTTCGCGGTCAGCGTCATGGCTTGTAGACCTCAACGATGTCGGCCGAGATGTAGTCGAGTCCCTTATCACCGGGGTGCCGCTGGCGCTGCCCGGTCGGGCTCCACATCGACCCCATGGCGGGGAAGTTCAGCCCTTCGAACTCGCCGACGATCTTGAGCGAGATTGCACGGATCGCCGGACCGTTTATGACGACGCGAGGCGCGGTCAGGCGCCCCTGCATCATCCGTCGGAAAAGCACGAGCTGCTCGCCGGTTTCGGCGTCAAAGGTCGCGAAATAGAGATCGCAGGAGCATCCCTGGATTGCGTGGCGGTCACCCCATATCGACTTCAGGAACTCGCGGTTTGCCCCGGACATGACGACATCGACGGCTATCGCCTGCCCGAAATACGATTCCTCGACCGCGCCGAGGCCGACGAGCTGGCCGCCGAACGGGTCTGAAACGCCCTCCCATTCGTGGCCGCCGATCTCAACCGGCCCCATGCCGGTGTGCAGGCGGCGCTCGCCTGATGGGAAATCCACATGCGCGAACCACGCCGGCTGGATGTAGAGGCCGGACAAGACCTCGAAATCAGAAGGCGTAAACGTTGTCATTTCGAATTGCCTTGCATAGCATGTCGGTCACGGGAGGCGCCTCATGCGGTCTATTGTTTTGCTTGCAGTCGGTCTGCTCGTTGGGTGCGCTCAGACACCAGGCACCGGCACCGGTGCGATAGTTGGACCGTTGCCAGCCGCCGGCATCGTGGAAACATCCCCGGACAGCGCCGGTATTCAGATTGTCGATGTTCTTCCGGCCGGCGCTGTCGAGATAGGCGCGGTCGAAGGCCTATCGTGTCGCAACAGCGCACTCGATCCCGCGCCGACTGAAGAGAAAGCCACCGCCCAAGTTCGCCAAAAGGCGAAGGCTATGGGAGCGACGGGAGTTGCCGGTATCCGCTATGAACGCGGCGGCACCAGCTTTGTTACCAATTGCTGGTCTACGATCAAGGCAACTGGCACCGCGTTCCGCTATCCATCAAACTGACGCCGGACATACGGATCGATCACCTCGACGAGATCGACCGAGAACTCGTCGGTGACGGCAAGCCCTCGACGCGGAGGCAGGACGCCGGGCCTGGGACGCATGACGATGACCGGATGTAGCGTAGCGAAATCGTTCATTGTTAGCGCTTTGCGCAACCGCGGCCAGATTCGATACCAGCCGTCGCCGCGCTCCTCGGTGACGGTGTAGAGGCCGAAATGGAACGGGAAGAACCCGAACCACGAGCCCAGCGGCAGACGATGGCCCCAATGTTCGTCGGCCAGCCGGACAAGGTGCGAGCCATATGCCGCCGATGCCGCGATCTTGACCGTCGGCGCCGTAAGCCGCCACCCCATACCGTTCGACCATGGCATCCCGTTCGACCAGGTGAGGTCCTTCAGGCTGGTCCAGTCGGGGTCGGAGGGAATATCCAGCCCTGCGTCGCGAGGCGAGATCATGTCGGGGTCGAAAACCGGCAGGCGGAAGGCGTTGGCCCCACCATGAACGCCGATCATGCGCCCCCTTTGCGTCAACGCCCCAAGTCCCAGCTTGTGATTGAACTCGACGCTCAACGCGACGACATCGCCGACGCCTGCAAAGACCTGTTCGGACCCGTCCTGAGCCGTGTTCGAGCCAGAATTCCGGACCATTGGTCCCGAGACTGGATTGAACGCGACAATGCCGGCGTCGCTGAGCGAGATGAGCCGCGCCATCACAGCCCGCCTGCGGGCGAGATCGTCCGCGTCTTGCGGGTCCGACTGGTATCCATCGCGCCCAGCGCGATCGACGGGACCGCGCGCGCGACCCGGCCGGCGGCCGAGGCGCTTTCCTCCATGGCGATGCCCTTCACCACGCCACCGTCATCGACAAAGACGCCGCGAACGACAATTTCCTGCACGCCGCCGTGCCGCCCCTGTCCGCCCTTGCGCACGTCCACCATCTCGCCCGGCGTCGCGCGGAAGGCGACGAGCTGGCTGTCCGTCCCGCCGGTGCCGCCCACCGTGAACGAGCCGCCGTGCTGGAAGCCGACGAGGCCGCCGAGCAGGCTCTTGAAGATCGAACCGAACATGCCGCCGCCGAAGTTCATGTTCTGGAGCAGCGCGCGGCCGATCGAGCGGATGGCGTCGAGCGCCACGTCCTTCCAGCTCTTTGTCCCCTTGATGGCCTCTGCGATGCCGGTGCCGATGCCCGAGAACGCCCCTTCGATCGTGCTGGCGACCTTCTCGACCCCGCCCTGAACCGCGCCGGTCATGCTCCCAATGCCGCCGGCCAGCCCCTCCATGATATTGACGCCGATGGCATGGAGCACCCGCGAGGGCGAATGGATGCCCAGCAGCCCCTTGAGCGGGCCGACGATATAGTCGCTGGCAAGGCTGGAGACGCCGTCCCGGATCGTACCAAACAGCGATTTCATGCCGTTCCACAGGCCGGTCATGATATCGACGCCGATCTGGTACATCTGCCCCGGCAGCGCCATCAGCGCGGCGGTCACGTCCTGCGCGAACTGCACCACAGCCGCCGTCGCCCGTTCGATCTCCGGCCAGAACGCGACCACGGCGGCCGTCAGCCCGACGATGCCGGCAACGACGAGCGCGACAGGCGCGGAGATCGCGGCAATTCCGGTCGCCATCAGCCCTAGCGTCACCAGAACCGGCCCGATCGCCGCCGCCAGCCCGGCGATGATCGTGCCCCACTTGAACAGTTCAGGGTTCGTCTGCGCGAGGATCCGCACCAGCTCGGCGAGAAAATTGACGACATCCGTCACCATGTCGAGCAGCCCGCTCGTCGCGATTGCGATCGCAACCGCCCGCACCGCCTCCGAAAGCGACCGCATCGACGTGTTGTAGGCGGCGATGCCCGTGGCCTGGTCTTCCGAGATCACGGACGCGCCGGCACCCAGCTCGCGAAACGCCGCGCCGCCGTCGCGCAGGAGCGGAATGAGCGCCGTGGTGTCGGACGCCATCGCCTCGAGATAGAAGGTCAGGTCCTGCTGCGATGCGCCGGCCTTCACCAGGCTGTCGTAATAGAGCTGGAGCGCCTGCGGGCCGGAGAGGTCGCGGAAGGCGTCGGCCGTGATGCCGACCTTGGGCGCGATGTTCTCGAAGAAATCCGCCATCGGGCCGCCGCCGGTGGCGACGAAATCGCCGATCCGGTCGTTCACGTCCTTGTAGATGTCCGCGAGTTTCTCGCTTTCGATGCCGACGGTTCTGGCCGCGAAAGCCATCCGCTGGAATTCCTCGAAACCGGCATTCGAGATCTGCGCCGACTTCTCCAGCGCGGCCACGTCCTTGGCTATACCACCAACGGCCAGCGTGATCGCGGCGCCGGCCGCCGTAATCGGCGCCGTCACATAGGTGGACATCTTGGTGCCCCAGCCCTGCAGCTTCTTGCCGAACTGGTCGAGGCTGGACTGGGCCGCTTTCACGCCCTCGGCCACCTGCGCCGTGTCGATGCCGAGATTGACGCGCAACGCGCCGATGACCGCGCTCAGTGACATCTAGCTTTTCCTTGCTCGCGATTGCGCCCAGCCGGCGAAGGATTGGAATTCCCTTTTCCAGTCCGGCTTTCCCGCTGCGATTTTGCTCCGCCGGCGCGGCATGAAATCCTTCAGGCGCGGCAAGGTCTTTTGCCGCGCGAGAGATTCGATGTGCCAGGCCAGCCATGCCCGTTCCTGATCCTGCCGGTGCAGCCGCGACGCGGTGGCGTCGAGGATCAGGGCGACCTCCCTGTATGTCAGCCGCCAGAACAGTTCATAGGGTTGCTCGGCCTCGATCCAGGCCGAGATCAGCGCGGCGAAGTCGGGATCTTCTTCGCCGCCACCGGAGGGTTTTTGCCGGCCGCTCCCGCGGCCGACGCTTTGGGGAACGCCAGGACGAAGAGCTTCTGGATCACGTCCGTCATCGCCTCGAGGCCGCCATCGGCGTTCAGCCGCATCACGTCCGCGAGCGTCATGTCCGGATGGTGATCCTGCATCGCCGCCCAGATGATGACGGCGACGAGCGTGAAATCGACATCGTCACCCTGTTCCTGCAACTTTGCGACGAGGGCTTTCAGGCTCAATCCGGTCTCGCCTTGCAGGCAGGCGAGCGCGTTGAGCGTCAGTTGCAGGCGATAGGCGGCGCCGTCGGCCGTCAGCGTCACGTGGCCGCGTTGGGGGTTGCTCATGTCGTTCCCCCTATGCCGCAGCGACCACGGCCGAGGTCTCGGCGGTATGAACCTCGGTCGTGAAATCGTCGTTCTTGCCGGTGACGGCACATCGGATGGCATCGCCGGCATCACCGGCGACCGGCACGTAGGTTTCCCCCTCAGCGCCGACGATGTCGGTAAACGTGCCGTTGCCGGCCACATCCGATTGCCACTGGAACGAAACCTCCATCGCGCCCGCCCAGTCGCCCGGCTCGACGGTCAGCGGCACCCCTGCCTGTGCCACGCCCGTTATCTCCGGTGCGACGAGGTTGCGCGGCGCGGTCGGATCGGTCATGTGTGGATCGCCCGAGACCTTGAGCGTCAGCGTGGCGGTCTGCTTGTCGTCGAGCGGGATCGACTGCTCGTAACCGGAGCGCAGCGCGTTGTAGATGAACTGCACGCCGTTGGGGAATGTCTGCCGGACGACGAGCTTCTTCCCCCGGATCGAGCGCAGGAACTTGTCGGTGTCGGAACCCGCGACATAGTTCATCTCGAACGACGCCTCGCCGGCGTCGGACATGTTGGGGATGTACTCCCGCCGCTTGTTCGGCGACTGCATGTGCGAGGCGTCGACGTTCTCGTCGGCGTCGGCCGGCGGCGTCGCCGAGGTCATCTCGCGGATATAGGTAAAGGCGCTGGGGGCGCTGGCGAGCGCGATTTCCAAGACGTGGCCGTAGCCGATCGAGGCTTCGGTGTCGGACATGGCTGTGGTCCTTATGGTTGATGATAGTGGACGATGAAGTCGAGCGAGATGCGAAACGGCCTGCCGACCTCTCCGGCGCTCGCCTCGGAAAGGTCCCGTTCGTTGTCGAGAAAGGCGCCCTGGATGATGCCGCCGCGCCGGCCGGAGAGGATCTTCTCGACCTGCCGCGCGGAGGCCTTGGCCTCCTCGTAGGTGCGGCCGTAGCAATCGACCTGCACCCGGTTGTCCCGCTTTCCGGTGGCGCGCTGCATGGTGTAGTCGCGCCCACCGGCGATGACGTTGATCACGACGTAGGGCAAGGGGGTTCCCTGCGGCGCCTGCACCCAATGGCGGCGCGCGCCCGCGACTGGCGCGAGCAGCGTGGTCAGCAATTCCTCCATGGCTTCAGCCTTTCGCGCTTTTCCGCGCCAGCCGCTTGGCGGCTTTCTCGATCTCGGACCACATCTCGGTCTTGACGGTTTCGATGGCGGTTCCCTTCGCCGCGTCCCAGGCGGGACGTGCGAATGGCTGCGGCCCATGGTGCGCCGTGCCGAATTCCTGCAAATGGCCGTGAGGCACAGGCCCGGCGCCGACGAATAGCTCGACAAGCGTTTTCGGGCTGCTTTTCCAGCCCTGCGGCGTCTTCTTCGCCAGCGCGCCGCTTTCCTTGCGGTGCAGCTTCGCCTGGTTCTTCGACAGTTTCGTCGAGACGGCGATAGAGCCTTTCAGGTCCATGCCGCTGGTCGCCGGATCATCCGGCGCTTTGGCGCGCATGTCTGCGGCGATCGGCTCGGCGATGGTTTTCAGCACCCGCCGCACCACATTCTTGCCGGTCGCCTTCGGCAGTTCGCCCAGCGCGCGATGCAATTCCTTCAAGCCCGAGACCTTGACCGTCACCCGCCGCGCCATCAGTCGTCCTTTCGCGCGATGCAGTCGATTTCGGTGACAACGCGGCGGCCGATCTCGCGCGGTGGCGCGATGATCTCATGCTCGACGCCCTCGTAGACGATGCGATCCTCGATCGTCAGGTCGCTGCGATAGCGGATATGGAATGTCATCACCGCCGTGCCATTGACCTGCGCCGCCGCGAACCGCTCGCTGCCGCGCTCCGGCCGCTGCTGCGCCCACACGGTGATGACGTCGACCCACGCAAAGATCGGCTCGTTGAAAGCATTGGTCCCGGTCTGCTGATGCCGCCGGATGGTTACGCGACGATCGAGCTTC